AACATATAATTTTAATTAGGTTACCTCAGGGAGTTATTAGGTACAAAATACCAATAGCCCCCTGAGGTTTTCAGGTGTTAACTTTCAAAATATAAATAAAACTATTACGTGTAATTAAAAAAAAATTCTACTTTAAAAAAGTAGCAAACTAAAGAACCCTAAAAGGTACTCTAAGATATTTTTCAGGGATATATTGAGGGCTAAAGCCCCCTTAATATATATAAAAAATTTCCTAGATACACCCTATGCAGTAGCCACGGGGGTACTGGGTATATTCTATATACGCAGTCACCAGAAAATCCCTGAAATCACTGTAAACCACCTTGTGCCCACATTTGTGGGATAAATATTCCGACAATATTCCTAGTATACCCTGGGGGTGAAGACCTAATTTTACCCTAGGAATAGATATAGCACCCCCCTGGTGGGTACCAATTCTATTATACACCCCTATTCCGATTTTGTCAACAGAAAAAAATAAAATAGTATGTAATAATTGTCGCACCTATAAAAAAGACTTGACAAAATTGAATAACAGTGCTATAATAGAAACATACGCATTATTCAAAGGACACACAGACACATACACATCAATAGATAAACAGGGGTCATCACGAATAACGTATATAAACTATGAAATTTGAAGCAAATATACCGAGTTATTTAAAAACAGGTTCAGGGGCGTTTAAAGTTGGCGGCTCTGAGGCTACTGCTATGCCTGAATCAGATAATTTATTTGAAAAAATAAAATTTAATAGACCTAGTCCACCGAAAGTGGAACCAATGGCTATTCAATTACAAGATTCAGTAGGGCAAACACCTAATTTGTTTCAACAAATACAAAATAATATGGCAAGTGGTGGATCATCAGATCCAATTAGACCAATGATGCCTGAAGAATTACCCGAATTAGAAGAAGACTTACCAGAAAAACCTGGTTACTTTCACGCAGAAGCAGAACAATCAGCTGATACAGATATTCTTATCGGATGATAAAGAAAATAAAAGAAGATCTGTCATTTAATGATATGATGGAGATTATAAATGCAAGACATGGATTCTACTATAACAAAGACTCAAAAGAAAAGCTTAACAGACATGCAGGAAAAGTTTCTAGACGTTCTGTTCGGAGAAGCGAGGGGAAACCCAAGACACGCAGCCGAATTGGCAGGATACTCTTCCCATTCATATCCTAAAGTAGTAAGAAATTTAAAAAAAGAAATTATTGAACTAGCAGAAAATCATTTATCAACACATTCTGCTAAGGCAGCAACAAAGTTAACTGAATTACTAGATGAAGATGGTACAACTCCACACGCAAACATCCGTCTAGCAGCTGCATCACAGATACTTGATCGAGTTGGGATTATTAAGAAAGATCAAATCGATATTAATATGAAAGCTTTACATGGTATATTTATATTACCAGCAAAAGATGAACCAAACAAAGATCAAGAAAAAAGCTAAAACAATTCCTTTTGGTTTTAAATCAGCAGAAGATCCTGCTTACCTAGAACCAGTACAAGAAGAGTTAGATGCACTTCAACAAGCAGAGAAATATTTAAAAACTTGTTCACTAAGAGAAACAGCATCATGGCTACACAGAAAAACAGGAAGATACATTTCGCATGTCGGACTTAAAAAAAGAATCTCAAGAAATAGCACCTCCCAAGCCCAAGAAGAAAACAGTACAGAGAGCAAAGAGGTCAGCGAAAGAAATTTTAGCACGAAGTCGTAAGAAAGTTGCAACAGCAGAGCAAGCATTGCGTTCTGCCAAACGTTCCGCAGAAAATACTAAAAGTAAATTGTTAACTATTAACAAAGTTTTAGACGGAAAAGAAACACAACTACTTACAGAAGACGCAATCAAGAGTGCTCCTAAGACAATCCAAGAGCACATAAAAACGCAAGAAGTTATTTTTAAACCTAACTCAGGTCCACAAACAGAATTTCTTGCAGCTTCCGAAAGAGAAGTATTTTATGGTGGAGCAAGAGGTGGTGGTAAATCATATGCGATGCTAGTTGATCCACTTCGATACTGTTCCAAAGCTCATCATAGAGCACTCCTAATTAGAAGGACAATGCCTGAGTTGAGAGATTTAATAAATCATTCTCAACGTTTATACAGCAGAGCATTCCCAGGAGCAAAATGGAGAGAGCAAGAAAAAGAATGGCGATTCCCATCAGGAGCCAAGATAGAGTTCGGGTACGCAGAAAACATGACAGATGTTTTACGTTACCAAGGGCAATCGTACACATGGATAGGAATAGACGAACTTCCACAATATCCTTCGCCAGACATATATAATTTTTTACGATCATCATTACGATCAGTAGATAAGGATATTCCTGTATACTTACGAGCCACAGGAAATCCAGGTAACATAGGTTCACAATGGGTACGGGAGATGTTTGTTGATCCCGCAGTACCTAATAAGCCTTTTGATATAGGGATAGATACACCTACTGGAAAGAAATATATTACAAGAAGATTTATTCCAGCTAAGTTACAAGACAATCCTTATTTGATGCAGACGGATGACTACTATGTCATGCTAGCATCTTTACCTGAAATACAGCGTAAACAGTTTTTAGAAGGAGATTGGGATGCATATGAAGATTCAGCATTTCCTGAATTTAACAAACCAACTCACGTGGTCGAACCTTTTGAGATACCTAAAGGATGGTATAAGTTTCGTGCTGCTGACTGGGGTTATTCTTCTCCTGCTTGTGTTTTATGGTTCGCTGTGGATTATAATAATAATCTTTGGATTTATAGAGAATTATATACTAAAAAAACTACAGCAGATGTATTTGCAAAAAAAGTTTTAGAACTTGAAAAAGATGAGTATATTAACTATGGAGTTCTAGATATGAGTACATGGGCTAAACGAGGAGACGTTGGTCCAAGTATTGCAGAGACAATGATTAGAGCAGGCTGCCGTTGGCGACCTTCTGATAGATCTCCTAAAAGTAGAATTAATGGTAAATTAGAAGTTCATAAAAGATTTAAAGTTAATGATAAAGAACCAGGTATCAGAGTCTTTAAAACTTGTATTAACTTAGTAAGAACATTAGGCACATTGCCTACAGATAAAAATAATCCTGAAGATGTTGACACTAATTCTGAAGACCACGCATACGATGCATTAAGATACGGATGTATGAGTAGACCTACACATCCTAAATATGCAGCCAGATTTAGACCATCTTTCACTAGCACATTTGAGGTTGCTGATCAAAAATTTGGATATTAGTTATGCCCTTAACTAAAAAAGATGAAGCATATTTAAAAAAACTTATTAGGCAATACGGACTTAAAAAAGGCAAGTCTGTATTTTATGCTGTAGAAAAACTTAGAAAGAAAAAAAGTGGCAAGAAAAATAAAAATACCAGAAATAAATAAAAAGAATTTTCCTTATATACTAGTACAAGTTTATTGGGAAGACATTGTTGGGGAAACTACTTGGTCGGATATTGTAGATATAAAGAAATCAAAGACCGCAGTTTGTTGTAGTATTGGATGGTTGGTTACAGAAAATTCTAACACTACAGTTCTCATGGCTGATTTTAGTTTTGAAGACAATGGAGATATAAAACAAGGTGGTAACTATACAACCATACCAACCAAAAATGTTTTATCAATTAAACGGATAAGATTATAAATAGGAGAATAATAATGGAAATGAAATTTGATCCTTTAGCAAAAGTTAGACAAGGTGACTTAAGTCAGTCAAACCTTGATACTAAAGATAAAAAGGAAAATATCAATCTAAAAGTTGGCGTTACAAAAGCGGACGCTGCTGCAGAAACAGCAAATGGGAAAGTAAATTATATAGCACCAAAGGTTGGAAAGAACCATGTGGATGCTAATTTCTTTTCTATGGCTGATAAAAAAGACTACTAATACATATATAACAGGAGAATATACATTATGGAAAGATACAAACAGGGAGAACTTGCACCTGATGTAGCTAAAAAAGCTAATGATAAATTAGAAATAAACCCTAATCAAAAAGTTAAACAGGGTGATTTCGGATCAGAATCAGGAAGTTTAGGTAAAAAAGATAAAGTTAATCCAGCAATCTTTAGAATGGCTGAAGAAAGAGACTACTAAAAAAATAAATAATGGACGAAGATAAAAAAAAGGAACAGAATCCTATAGATGAGTCCTCTCCAATTATAGGTCATATAAGACGTAAATTTTCAGAATCTGAAAATTCTAGAATCTATGACGAAAGACGTTGGTTAAAAGCATATAGAAATTACAGAGGATTGTATGGTCCTGAAATGGCTTTTCGTGCAAATGAAAAGTCTAGAGTTTTTGTTAAGATAACAAAGACTAAGGTTCTTGCATCTTTTGGACAAATTATTGAAGTGTTATTTTCTGGTGGAAAATTTCCATTAGGAATTTCACCTACACAAGTTCCTGAAGATTTACCAGAATTTGCTCACTTAAAACCAAAACCGCCTGAAGCACCGCAGGCAGTACAAGATCCATATGGCTTTAAAGGAGATGGTAGAGAAATACCTCCTGGTGCAACAGCAGATATGCTGATGGAGAATTTAGCACAAGAGTTTGAGAATGTAGGATTTGAAGAAGGTCCTGGTTCTATGGGAGAACCTCAAATTAAACCTGCTGAATTAGCAGCTAGAAGTTTAGAAAAAGTAATACATGATCAGCTAGAAGAATCTAGTGCCGTAACAACATTAAGACATGTATTTTTTGAAATGTGTTTATTAGGAAGTGGGATTGTAAAAGGTCCTTTTACTTTTGATAAAGAATACCATGCTTTTACAGAAACAGAAGATGAATCTGTTTACATGAAAAAAATTAAATCGGTTCCAAAAATAGAAGCCGTTTCTTGTTGGGATTTTTATCCAGATCCTAATGCAACAAGTATGAATGATTGCGATTATGTTATTCAAAGACACTCATTAAATAGACAGCAGTTTTCTGATTTAAGAAAAATGCCAATGTTTAACGATGAAGCAATTGATGCTTGTTTAGAGATGGGTCCTAATTATCAAGTTAGAGGTTATGAATCATCTTTATACAATAGAGAAACTGTTGAGACAATTTACAAAAATAGATTTGAAGTATTAGAATATTGGGGAACAGTTAATAATGAATTAGCTAAAGACTTTGGAATTGAAACAGATAAGAAAGTTATAAATATTAACGCATGGATATGTGGTGGTAAAGTTTTAAGATTAGTTGAAAATCCATTTACACCAAATCGTATTCCTTATATGGTTTGTCCATATGAATTAAATCCATATCAATTTTTTGGAATAGGTGTTCCAGAAAATATGGATGACTCACAGCAAATTATGAATGGTCATGCAAGAATGGCAATTGATAATTTGGCACTTGCAGGTAATTTAGTTTTTGATATTGATGAAACACAATTAGTTCCTGGTCAAGATATGAAAATTTTTCCTGGTAAGATATTTAGAAGACAGAGTGGTCAACCAGGTACATCTATTAACGCTATTAAATTTCCAAATAGTACACAGGAAAATATGATGATGTTTGATAGATTTAGACAATTAGCAGATGAGGCAACTGGAATACCATCGTATTCACATGGTACAACAGGAGTTCAATCTACTACTAGAACTGCAGCAGGTATGTCAATGTTAATGGGAGCTGCAGCTTTAAGTATAAAAACAGTTATCAAAAATATTGATGACTATTTATTGAAACCCCTAGGAGATAATTTCTTTTATTGGAACATGCAGTTTAATACTGAAATGCCACGAATTAAAGGTGACCTTGAAATTAAAGCAAGAGGAACTTCATCTTTAATGCAAAAAGAAGTTAGATCACAAAGATTAATGACATTTATGCAGACAGCGGCTAATCCAGCATTGGCTCCATTTGTTAAATGGCATACATGTTTAAAAGAAATAGCTAAATCATTAGATATTGATCCAGATCAATTAATTAATGATCCAGAAAAAGCAGCTATATACGCACAAATAATGGGGATGGTAAATGGAAATCAAAAAAATACAGGCGTTAGTGGACAACAGAACCCAATGGAAACTATGGGAACAGTACCTACTGGAGCTTCGCCAACAGATCCAACAGGAGCTGGAGGTGGCAACATCGGAACAGGCAATGTACCGATGCCAGGGGAAGCTGGTTTTGTTGAGGCAGCTCCTAAATCTGCCAATGGCAGCAAAACGTATTAAGGAAGAATAATGGCAGTTCAGTTTTCATTAAGCTATGATGCAGATGGTAATGGAAGTTTAGTGAGAAATGAAATTGCAAGTTCTCCAAAAACAATTGATACAAGTCAATTTGTAATTGGAGAATATGAAAGTAAAAAAAGTATATACACAGGTGGAATTATTGAGTCCGAAGAAGATCCATTTGATTATGAAAATCAATTAAAGATTTTAAAAACGTATGTAACAGAGAATGATTATGATATTGGTAATGAGAGTACTCCAACTAGACCTTTATCAACTCCATATAAATCTCAGAGTATGATCTTAGATCAGCTTGAAAAGGCATATGGAAAAAATTCTACACAGTATATAAATTATCAAAAGGCAGTCTCAAGAGGAGAAATGTTTGAAGATATTAAGTTAGGTTCTAATATAGCTAGTTTGGCATCTGTACCTTATTCAGGACTAGGAAGAGCAATTAGTAATATAGGAACTAGATATACCGACAAGGTAAAAGCAGATGCAATATCCGAGTTACATAGATCAGATTGGTATCAGGCGGATATGCAAAGAAGACAAGAAGAGTTTAATCAGACAGGTGATTATGATGTATGGTCTACAGGTACAGGAACTGGAATGGGACCTCAATATAGTAGAAGAGAAGATTTAAAACCAGGGACAGTATTTGATGCAGAAGATCATGGTGAACCACCATCAACACCAAGGCAAGATCAAGGAGTACAGGTAGGAGATAATTACCAAAGTAATGATAGTAGTAGTGGAGACTATAGTCAATCAGCAGT